GGAACTGTTACAATATGGATAGCTGTTGGAGTGCCGTGGTCATTGACCCGGTGCTCTTTTTCCATATTGTCACGAGCTCTGCATAAATCCACCGTGAATCTTGAAAAAGCAAGATTTCTAACATATTCCTCTGTCAGTTTTACGAGATACCAGTGTTGCATCACTACCGGCCGTTGTTCCCTTTGGAATATGTACTGCTGCTTATGTCTGGCATACTTAAATGCCTCTTCGAACTGCTCTTCTGTGATTTCACATCCAAGCAATTCCTCGACGTCCCTTTTTACCTCCCCCATGTTTGCCCCCTACAACAAAATTGCTGCCGTAAAAAAGATTCCAACACAGACCCCAACTCCGATATTCAACACGTTAATTGCAATCTCATCCCAGTCAATTTTTTCAACCGGTGTTTTAATGTTCTGCATTGCAATGTAGCTCAACTGCATTGGGTGCTCTTTTTCCACGTAGGTCATTCTCTTAATCATCCTTGTAACTCCTTTCTCGCCTCTATTTCTCAGAAAGCACTTTGTCGATATCCTCCAGAGGAATTCCAAACATCTCTGAGAAAAGATATTTATTCGCTTTTCCTGCCGGAAAGGCGTGTTTCCCATCCTTCTTCGCCGCCGAATTCACATCTTTAATAGCGCTTCCTGCATAGCTGCTCTTGCATCCGAGCAGTTTCATCACATCACTTGATGTAACAAATAGCCTCTGTGGCTTCCCAACAACTCCTGCTGTCGATTCCATTATGTATCTCCTTTTATAAATTCTTTTTCACCCACAACTTCAAGCTCTGCGCGATCTGCTCCAATTCATCCAGGTTCTTCAAAATCTTCTGCATATCAGCTTTCTCAGATTCATCAATCACTCCATCTTCTACGATATCCAACAGTAAATCTTTTGTTTCTCCAATTTTGCGAAATGTAGAAAGAGCTCGAACCGAAATACGATCAAGATCAACCATCTTTACAATGGGCATGTCGCGCCCCAAAGGACACATATTCGTGCAGTAATAATTTTCTAGCTCCGGGGCATTGTATAAATCCGCCATAAGGTGAATCTCCTCTGGATACGGATTGGCTATGCCGCTTTCAATGCGATAAAGTCTGCCTCTGTCAATCGACATTATGTCCGCTGCTCCTTCCCGGCTGCTCAGTTGCTCGTTGTGCATTGCAGCCGAGCAGCGGGCTTTATAAAATACGTTGGAGCTTGTCTTCGCTGTAACATTTGACATCTTGATTTTCGCCTCCTTAGTATATAATTTTCTTATATTTCATTTTGAAATGTCGAAAGGCAAACAAAATCATCCAGAGATATTTCTAAAGCATCTGCTAGTTTCTTTGCTATTGCCAAATTAGGTCTTCTGGAGCCACTTTCATACTGTGAAATCGTTGTTTGTTTTAATCCAACGCGATCTGCTAACTCTGTTTGAGAAAGACCTCTTTTCTCTCTAAATTCTTTAAGTGTCATATCCTCACTCCCTTCTATATTTCGTTCTGAAATATAGAATATAGCATTACGAAATATTTGTCAATGGTTTTCGTCAAAAATATTTCATTACGAAATTAGATTTTATTTCAACTTGTGATAAAATGATATTAGGAGGTTTTGATATGTTGGGCAATCAATTGAAATTCTTGAGAGAAACAAAGCAAAAAAGTCAGCTTGAAGTATGTTCTGCATTAAACATCGAGCAGAGCACACTCGCCAACTATGAGAACGGAAAGCGAATACCGAAGATAGATATCCTGATAAAGATAGCGGACTATTACGATGTACCCATCGATTTTTTGTTGTGCAGGGGTGTGTTTAAAGATTTGAATATATTGCTGAACAACAAGCACGATATCATACAGGTAATTCACAACATATCTTCCAGATTGTCTACGGCTATTCTTAACGGCATTGATGATATTACTTTTATCAAATTAGTAGATGTATTTAAAATATGTGTGTTTCCGCGCGAAGATGGAACTGTCGGTGTATCTGCAAAAGATCCATTTCCAACTTACCCATCCCATCTTACCAATAATGCTTTCAAGTCAAACGCAAATCAATATCAACTTTCATCATCGAAAGATAAAACCGCCATTAATGAGGAACTGTTGGACTTAATTGGCCACCTTCCATATGAGCGGCAATATGAACTCAAAGGATATGTAAAAAGAATGGCAGAAGAATCCGTTGCAGCGGAAGAACCAATGAGAAAAGCTTCTGGAAAATAATTCGCCTCGAGTGGTACCGGGGCGGACGGTGTGGATATTAGGAAGGAGGGTTGAAAAAAGAATATATAGAAATCAAATATTATACTAATCAAAAATTTTATGGGGAGGTTTACAACTATGGCAAAGGCAAAAAACAAAGTGATTGCAGGAGATTATGAAGGAAAATCTGTTGGATGTGTTTCAGGTTCTGCATATATTTCTGTAGGAATTATAAAATCCGTTGATATAGACAAGAAAACAGTTTCATCTTACGAATTAATCACAGATGAGCATCGCAAAAGTGCTGCAAGCGGCGTTGCAAGGGGTATTATTGGCGGAGCTCTGCTTGGTCCTGTTGGAATGCTTGCCGGCGGAATGTCTGCAAAGAATAAGGGAATCTATCAAGTAGCTGTTGAATTCAAAGATGGAAAACGCAGCTTATTAGAGGTTGATGATAAAACATACAATGCGATTATAAAGGGATGTTTCTAATGCCGTCTTACAAATATACTCTAAAAGATGGGAAAACCATACGATGGTACGCCGCCTTTAACTATACAGATTGGACCGGAAAATATAGACATACATGCAAACGAGGCTTTAAGACTCAACGAGAGGCAAAGGAATACGAACGTTCCTTTCTGGATCAGCAGAATAGTTCCAGTGATATACTCTTCTCCTCACTTGTAGAGAATTATCTTGAGGATATGGCACATCGTCTCAAGCCAACCACGATGGAAAATAAGCAGAGCATCATTGATGGGAAAATTCTCCCGTACTTCTCTCGGCAGAAGATCTGTGACATTGATAGTATAAAGATTCGAAAATGGCAAAACGAGCTTATCTCCTATCGTGATGATACAGGCAAGGCTTATTCACAGACATATTTAAAAACGGTAAATAATCAGATGTCTGCTATATTGAATTACGCCATGAGACACTATCATCTTGCATCAAACGCTTGCAGAGATGCCGGCAGTATCGGAAAAAGCAAGGCTGATGAAATGAAATTCTGGACGCAGGCACAGTATAAAGTGTTCTCAAATACTCTGCAGAAATCCGCAACAAAACTGGCTTTTGATATTCTATTTTATGGTGGAATACGTTCTGGTGAATTACTGGCGCTTACTCCCGCAGATATCCTTCCAGATAAGCGTATTTCCATTAACAAGAATTATGCAAAAGTAAAGGGAAAGGAATTGTTTCTTGAACCAAAAACTCCGAAGAGTAAGCGGATCATATCGATACCTGATTTTCTATTTAACGATATCCAGGAGTACATATCAAAACTCGGTGGAATCCAGCAAAATGACCGCATATTCTATTTCACAAAATATGCGCTAGAAAAAGAAATTAAGCGTGTAGCCCAAAAAGCAGGGCTCCCAGAGATTAGAGTACACGATCTAAGACACAGCCACGCGAGTATGCTGATCGAAATGGGAATAGGTATACTTGAGATTTCCGAACGGCTGGGACATGAGTCACCAAAGACCACATTGGACACTTATTCCCATCTGTACCCAAACAAGGACCAGAAACTGGCCGATGCTTTGAACAATCTGAAGAAGGACGAAGAAAACGGACACGAGGAGAACGAAGATGTTAACCAAGGATAAAGGGAAAGAATTTTATCAATCATATTATACTCAGCTGATCGAGCGTCTGGAAAATACCGGATCTGATGAAGATATTGCATTCGTAAGATTAGGAACCAACCTTTCGCTACGATCCAGAGAGATTCTGAGCCTAAAATGGTCCCAAGTAAATTATCCATACATAAACGATATTTACATAGAGAAACTCAACAAATATTATCCGCCACTGACTATAAGTGAGGAAACAGTGAATGCTCTGAAGAAGCTTCCTCGCAGTAATGACTGCGATCTAATTTTCAATATGCCTTCTAATCGCTATATCGAAAGGATCCGGAAATCCGTCGGCGAAATCAACGGCATTGTTTTTTCGGCGCCTATGATGAGAAGGATAGGTACATCTATTCAATAAACGCAAAAGAGCTTTGATCCCGCGGTATCAGGATCGGCTCTTTTTTTATTGCCAAAATATCTCCAGGATGCGTCACGCTGCCGGAGCTGTCCTGCCTGACGGGAATCTGTGAGAATTTCTATTTTTACGGATTATATGGCCGGTTTCTGGATCTCAATCTCATTTCAATCTCACGAGAAAAAGGAAAGAGCCAGATTTCCTTGAAAATAAAGGATTTCTGGCTCAAATGTCCATTATTCGAACTCGATCGTTGCCGGTGGTTTCCCCGTGCAATCGTAG